GAGCATATTTTGGATTTAGCAATTTTATTGATCTAAATTTTTCATTATCCAAAATAGCCTTTGATTGAATTGTTCTTATCGTAGAAATATTATTGTCAGAAACAGATGTCATATACTTGAATAATGAAGTATTCGTTATTGTATTTGTATCTGTCAAATCATTTGTCGTATATGTTCCTAATGCTGTTGATTTTGAATCATTTGTATTGTTTATGATATATGGAGACACAAAATTAGAATTTAAATCTAAGAATTCAACTGGTGCATCTTTTTGATCTTTTATAGATTTTATTGTTGCCCATGTTTTTGTTTTAATTGCTTCATCTTCTGATGCAATATAAGAATGTGGTAATTCATTTGAATTCGAATCATAAAATCCAACTATATTGTTAGATTGTAGATTTCCATATATTTCATTTACAACTGCATATCTGAATGTTTTGTTGTATTCATTTATAACTGCATAATTTACATTACTAGTATTTTGTATAGCAGTCTGAGTACCATTTAATGTGACTCCAGCTATTATATTTCCTGATTTTAAATCTGGCATATATTCACTAAAGAAAAAAACTTTTCCTGGATATTTTGTTTCAATAAATGATGTTAAATAATTTTCAGATATTGGAAACTCTAAATTACTTACAATATTATTTGGTAATAAAACTAACCACCATAATGTAGAATCTTTATAAAAATTTCTTGCTATATTTTCAGGTGTATCATCATCTTGCACATAATATGTGAAAAATGCTGATGTATTTTCCAGAGTGCTTTGTTTGAAGCTTACTCTTCTAAAAATATCAACAAGAGAATATTCTGTATTATTAAATGTATATGTTAATAATGGAAATTTTTCTAGGTACATTAGACTGAGTTCTTAGAAATTATTGTAATGCCATCTTCAAGACGATAAACTGGATCTACTTCTGTAAATGATAATGAAAAGCTAGTTAATAATGGTTTTGGCATATTTCCGCTATCTTCTATTGAATATGGACTTCCTCCAGCAGCTGTATTTATACTTACAGATTTTAAAACACATAGCTGTATTTGACCAAGCCAAGATGGATCTATCTTACCAGTTAATCCCATACCAACACCAAATCTCCATAATGGTGGAGAATAACCTTTATCAATTTTGATTAAACTTCCAACTGCTCCTACAGCAGCACCAATAACAATACCAACTGGACCAGCTACAGCTCCAATCGCTGCACCACCACCAGCAGAAGCAGAAACAGAACCAGTAGATTCTGCTGAAGATACTTTGAGTGTAGGTAGTGCTAGAGCATGAAAGGTATTAGCGATAAGTGCTACTTCTCTTGCTTCTTCTGTAGTTGTCGCTAAAAGTGTAAAACTTAAATTAAATGATCGTTTTTCTGCATTTGAAAAAAGAGTTTGTGTATTATCAATATCTCTTCTACCCTCTGTTTGAGTGGCAACTGCCTTTTTTATACCAAGTCCTTCAGTTATTAATTCAAGAGCACCTACACCAAATGATTTAAGTGATGTAACAGTTGTTGTGTCGTCTGTGTATTTTATATTCGTTGAACTTACTAATTGTTTTGGTACTGGAACGAATATAGTAGCTATTTTTTCATCCATACCAGAATATACATCATTAGGGTTTATTAAACCATAACCACTAGAAGTAACAGTATCTAGCCAACGTCTACAACAAAGCTTGAGAAACATAGTTTTATTTCTCTGCTCTTCGTTAGAATTCACCAACCTACTGGTAGGATAAATCATTGCTGAACTAAATTTTAATGGATCTGATGTTGCCATACTAAATATATATTATGGCATACAGAACTAAATATTTACCCAAAAATAAAAACAAATACAAAGGAAATCACGAAAATATAACGTGTCGTTCTTTGTGGGAAAGAAAGTTTTGTAAATATCTTGATGAAAATAAAAATATCATTGGATGGGCTTCTGAACCATTAAAAATACCATATTTATCACCAGTAGATAACCAAGTTCACTTCTATATACCAGATTTTTTAGTAGAGAAGCAGAATGCAGATGGTTCTATAGACACTCTAATGATTGAAATCAAACCTGAAAAACAAACAAAAATTCCAGAAAAGGGTAAAAAATCTAAAAAAACCATGATTACTGAAACCATGACATATGCCATAAATGTAGAAAAATGGAAGTCTGCTGATAAGTTTTGTAGAGATCATGGAATAAAGTTTAAAATTTTAACAGAAAAGGATTTATTCTAATGCCTTTAACAATAAGCGACTACAAAAATTATATTGAAAGTCGTAAATTTGTTCAGAGTCCTTCAAATTACAGAATGACAATTTCTCCAGGAGAAACTAATTCTGGTTCTTCTCCAACTATGGTTTTATATCCAGATAGTGTGTTATTACCTGGAAGAAATTTTATTAACACTCCATTTGCATATTATGGTCCAGAATTTACACTACCTCTGAGAAGAGAATATAATGAATTATCTGTAAATTTTATTGTATACCAAGATTGGATTGAACGTGGATATATTGAAACCTGGATGGATGCAGTTATGCCTTATACTAAAGTAAATTCGGGTGTTCAATCTTCAGATATATTTCCAAAAGATTTAATCAAACGACTAAGAACGATTCAACTTGAATTTTATTCAAGAGAAAAAATAGAAGAAAATGTTTTATGCGCATTTACATTTTTTGATGCATATCCATTATTAATAACTCCAACTTCATTTAGTGCTGATAATTCTGGTTATACAATTTTTACTGTTAATTTTAGTTATCGTTATTATAAAATAAATAATATAACACCAGCGACAACACATCAAAATAGGGACATGTAATTATGATTCAAAAAACATTGATCGACAGCTTACCACGTTTTTCTTTTAAAAGACCAACTACAAATAAATTAGTTTATTTTAGACCAATATTAGTAAAGGAAGAAAAGAAACTACTTATGTGCCAAGAACTTGGCACAAGAAATGATATTATTTCTGGAATAACAGAAGTATTAAGTTCATGTTATTATGATATTAATATTGAAACATTACCTACATATGAATTTGATTATTTTTATGTACAACTAAGATCAAAATCTGTAGGTGAAATAATTGATGCTAAATTTATATGTCCAGAAACCAATGAAAAAATAAATTTAAATCTAAATTTAAATGATATTAAAATTACAGGTCTTGAAAAATATTCGAATAGAGTAAAAATATCTGACGATTTAATTTTTGAATTTAAACCACCTTCATATAGTGATATAGAAGATTTTGAAAAGAAAGACTTTTCTTATGATGATATGATTAAATTAACTGCTAGATGTTTAACAAATATTCATAAAAAAGATGAATCAATTGATGCAAATAGTTATACTGAAGAAGATAAAATCAACAGTATTATGTTATTGACACAGAAGCAATTTGGTAAAATTATAGATTATTTTGATAATCTACCAAAATATGAGTATGAAATTGCTTATACGACTTCAGATAATATAGAAAGAAAAATTGTTTTATCGGGTATTGACGATTTTTTCACATTAGCCTCAGTCATATAAGTCTAATGTCATATTTTGACTTAAATTTCCAAATGATGCAACATCACAAATATTCATTAAATGAAATTGAATATATGATGCCATGGGAAAGAGACATATATGTTGAACAACTGAGGCAGTACATAGAAAATGAAAATTTAAAAACATTACAAGAGACAGCAAATAAGAAATCTAAGGGTGTAAGATGAAAAATAAAAAAATAGAATTCGAAAAACTAAAAAATAAACTTAAAAAATTATTTTTTAAAAGACTAATACAAGTCGAAAGTTTTAATAATTCTATTAATTTAATTAAAAATGTTCCATCAGAAGAAAATAATGAAAAAACATTTGATAAAGTAGTTGCTAATACTAAAGATAAATCTTTTATTGTTGTAAAAAATATAAAAAATGAAAATTTTGAACCAAAAAATATAGAAAAAATCAATAATATTATAACTTATTCATCAATTTCTAGCAAATCTGATAAAAAACAACCACTTAAATTGGAATATGATAAGAAAAACGCAAAAAATATTGGTTATAATCAAAAAAATATAGAAAAACATCAATTAGATAAAATTTCTCTAGAACCAAATAAATCAGAAAGCTCAAGTTCAAAATTTATTTTAAATAAAAATATCAATAACTCAAAAAATACAAATAAAACTTTTGAGTTATTCAAAAATTATAATATAAAATTAATTACAAAACCTGAACAAATTAAAAATTTAAATATACAAAATATTTACAATCAAGAGTTTGAAATTGATGAGAAAAAAATAACAATTCCTTCTAAAGAACAACTTAAAAAATTACAAAAAAACGTAAAATTAAATAAAGCCGATCTTAAAAAAGGAAATAATGTACAATTAAATAAAACCGTTATTGAAAAAGGTAATAATATACAATTAAATAAAACCGTTATTGAAAAAAGTAATAATGTAAAATTAAACAAAAATAAAATTGAATCTCAAAGATCAAATATTCAAAAGATTGAAAATCATACATCGTATGTGAATAAAAATAACTTAATTTCAAATAAACAAATTCAAAATAAAAATTATGTAATAAATTTTTCTAAATTTAATCCAACTAATATAGAAAAAAATAAAATAATATATGCAATACCAGCTTACCAAGAAGGTACTGGTGGTCCTACCACAACCGAAAGTATAGGTAAGATTCATAAAGGTGAAGTTATTTTAAGTCAAAAAGAATCTAAATCATTTTCTGAACGATTGATGAAAAATACACCAAATACGAATCTTTCAATAAATAAACCAACTAGCACATTAGAATCAGATTCTGAACAATCTAAAAATAAAATGGAAATAGAGGAAGGATATAATCCAGACAAGCCTTTAATTCCTATGAATGAAATTACAAAATCTGAAGTATCTAATAAAATATCTGTAAAAGAAATTGATGAACTATATAAACCAGATTTGTTAATAAAAGAAAAAATAGATGCTCCTTTATTCACTAGTTCAGCAATAAAAAAACAGTCGCCTCCAGAATGGAGAACGACTGTCGGATAATTAATGGATTTTATTGATTAAGCGTTTTTGAATTGTTCAAAATAACTTAATGCATCAATTTCTTCATCAGCAGAATCTTCTGCCTTTGGCTTTTGCTTAAGACTTGATGGTTTTTGTTGGAAATCATTTTCATCAAGATCTTCAGCAGTCTTTTCATTACCAGCACTGCCTCGAATATCTCCACCAAGAACATCATAAAGACGCTTCTTGAGATCATCATAAGACTTGAAATTATTTGGAGCAATGAATTCATTCAATGAATTTTGCTTATTCCAAATAGTTTCAATCTTTGCATCATCCCCACCAAAAAGAGGACTTGGTGAATCAAATTCAGACTTATCATAATTTGTATATCCACCAATCTTACGCATCTTCAACTTGAAGTTGCATCCACCCCAAAAATCAAATGGATTAATTGGTTCCTCATCCTTAAATTCTGGCTTCATCTTTTCTTGAATCTTATCAAAAATCTTTGTGCCATACTTAAACAAGAAAACCTTACCTTCATTTTGAGGATTTGCTTCATCCTTAATTACAAGGATATTGGAAATATATGTTGTCTTGCGCTTACGATTTCGTGCAATATTCTTATCTTCTTCAGAACCAGTGTTCCAAAGTTGAGTATTCAACTCACTTACTGGATCCTTTTGGTTAAGGGTTGTAAGAGAATTTTCAATATACCAACCACCTGGTCCTTGGAATGCGTGTGAAAAAAGCTTCACCCATGGGCATTCTTCACCGTTGATTTCTGGGAGAAACCGAATCACTGCGAATCCGTTTCCCATCTTATCTTGTTCCAAACGCCAGAAACGATCATCCTTGTAATCCTTCTTGGATGATTCATCCAACTTCTTCATAAGATCACTAATACTATTCTTTGACTTGTTCTTGAAATCTTTAAATGAACTCATATTTTTTTACTTTCCCCGAAGATCTCCTTCGGACTTTTATACACAGGTAGGAACTCCCTACCACTGAATTATACTATATTTAGGTTATATGTCAAGCAAACGGCAATCGATTTTTTGGCTTTCTAATTAAATTTATTTCCAATCCCTCTTTTTCTATCTTTTCTATTAGAGGTTTAGTTAATAATTTTGGAGCCACTGTTAAGTCAATTGACGATTGTTCTAGATTATGAATTACAGCATCAATATATGAATACTTGTAACGCTTAACGGTATCTTCAACCTTACGGGAGAACTCTTCTTTTGTAATATCAAATATCATGGTAATCTTTATATATATTTTATAAGGGTTTTATATGCCAACAGCCGATACAAGTAGTAACATTATTATTACAACATATGATGCCACAGCTATACTTGGAACCGATTATGGTACAAGTGGTACTGGCTTATCATTAGCACACATCCCATTACAAAAAGTTGTCTGGGGTTCAGATGCCCAGGCTTTCAGAGTAACCGAATCAACGCCATTACCTGTTAGTATTTTAGGAGTAACAGGTGGATCTAATGTTATTGGAGTTACCTTTGGAGCCATAACTGGTTCTGTTTCTGTAAGTAATAGATCTGGAACATATCTTGTTGTAGGTGGCCCGAGTGGATCAATTAGTGGTTATCAAAGCGTACCAGTAACTGGTCATATTCAGGGTACTACAAACGGTATTTTACTAGGAGTTACTGGTTCTGTCAATATAGCAAATACAGTCACTATACAAGGTTTAAGTGGTGGAGTTGCTGTAGGTATTACTGGTGGAAGACCATTATCAAGTTCAAGAGACAGCGTGACCGTAACAGGATACGTCGGTATATGCGGCGGATTTGGCCTTGCAGCGGCCACAGACAGTGTTAGAGTCTATGGCTCTGATTCTGGAAGCAAAGTCTTAACGAAGCTCTACGCGAGCGATGGTGCCACTTTAGGGTATTCTGGTGATGCTCTCAATGTAAATGTGATTGGTGCTGGTATTAGTGCTACAGTCACAATAAATCCAGTAGTCGGTGTAACCAACGGAAACGGTTTACCACTAAAAGTAATAGGAAGTGGAGTTACTTCAGATAGTCCAATTTTAGTCAAAGGTACTATTGGAAGTGGTGCGATAGATGTTACTGCTACGACTGCTCTTCCTGTAGGTGTAACTGGTACAGTTGTAATCGATGATGCTGACATTATAAATTCATTAGAATCAACATCAAAACCGATAGTATCAAACTTAGCATCAATAAAAACAAATACCTCTGTAATATCAACTATCAATGATAAATTATCTGCTGGTACAATAACAGCTAAAATTACAGAAATAATTAAACCAACAAAACTATACAGTGGTTATAAAGATTTAACAACCACTGCAAGTATAATTGTTTCTACATCTACTCCATTGAAGAGTGGTATACACATAAAAGCACCTTTAACAAATATTTCTACAATTTTTGTTGGAAGTAGTTCTCTTTCAACATCTTCAACGTCTGGATTCCCTCTAGATCCAGGTGAATCAATTTTCTTTGAAATAGACAATTTAAATAAAGTATATGCTTCTTCCGCAACTTCAGGGCAAAAAATTAATTACATTGCTTCATGATTTCAAAGTCTAATATATCCAAGCAAAAT